GCGAGCAGGTTACGTCAGCGGTGTTGGTAGCTGGTGTTGAACCTGTTAAAGCTAAGAAGGACAGCCCGCTCGCAAAGCATAAAAAGATGTTCGAGAATTCGTGGTGGGATTCCGGCGCGGAGGATTTAAACGGTGTGCCATATTTGTCGCGGTCGGCGTTTGCGGCATACCTTGAGAGGCAGAGATTTGAGCCGGGGACGATTAAGAATTATCTCAAACCATCATACAAGGGCGGACCCATTTTGGCGCTACAGGAAGCTCAAATCGTTCAAGCAGAATCCTCTGGGTGGATAATTATAGATCAAGTATGGGCCGGGGCGATGATGGTAACCAGGGATATCAAGTAGGGTACAAAAGGTACATTGTACCCTAAATGTACATTGTACCCTGGGGGGGCAGGAATGGCAGGACTAGGGTACAAAAGGTACAACACCCCTTTAGGGGTGTACCAAATGTACCCTCTGCCAGCGAGGGTGACTTGTGAGGATTAGTATGCTAGATGATAATTGTCGTCGGCGGACATGCTGCTATGCAGATGCCTCCCTGTTTGCTCAGCGCGTGAAAGCTGGCGACACTAAAAAGGGGATTTTTTATGGGTAATAAAATAGTGAAAAATATGCCGTCAGCTCGCGGCGCTGGACGGCCGAAGGGATCGCCAAATAAATCGACGGCGTTGCTGAAGGACGCCATCCTTGAGGCGGCGCACCAGGCCGGTGACAAGGCAGGCATGACCGGATATCTGTTGAGGCAGGCAAATGAGAACCCCGTCGCCTTCATGGGGCTGATGGGTAAGGTTCTGCCTCTCCAGGTTGTCGCTGATATTACGCAACGGGTCGCGATCGTTACTGAGACAGTTATGACCCCGATCGAGTGGGAAAAGCAATGGGCGGAACACCACAGCAACAGCCAACCCAATTAATTGCCTGGGCACCATTCAGTCGGCCACAAGCTGAATTGTTGACGTGTCCTGCGAATGAGATTCTGTTCGGCGGCGCTCGCGGAGGGGGTAAGACCGACGCAATGATTGGCAAATTTGCCATGAAGCAGGCAAAGTATGGGAAGAACGCGGTCGGCGTCTTTTTCCGTGCCACACGCGTCGATCTGAAGGAAGCGATCGAGCGAAGCCGTGAGATATATGGCCCTATGGGAGCGAAGCTGGTGGACAAGCAGTGGACGTTCCCCAACGGCGCTCGATTAAAATTCGAGTATCTCGAGCGTACAAATGACGCAGCCAACTACCAGGGTCATTCTTACAGCGACTTATTCTTTGAAGAGCTAACAAACTGGGCATCGCCTGATCCGATTAATATGCTAAGAGCTACGCTACGATCGGGCGCTGGCATACCGTGCCAGTTCCACGCAACGGCGAACCCTGGCGGTCCCGGTCATCAATGGGTCAAAGCACGATACATCGATCCATGCCCCGAAGGCGGCAAAATGTTATGGGAAGAATACACGAACCCTTTTACGAAGGAGACGGTGCAGATGTCACGCGTCTTCATACCGTCGAAGCTGAGCGACAATCCGACGTTAATGGCGGACCCAAGCTACGTTGCGCGCCTCTACCAAAGTGGCAGCGCCGAGTTGGTCAGGGCCTGGCTGCACGGCGACTGGAATATTGTGGATGGCGCGTTCTTCGATTGTTGGAGTCCTGAGAGCCACATTGTGCGGCCGTTTCACATACCGGCCGACTGGCTGCGCTTTCGATCGTGCGACTGGGGTAGCGCCAAACCGTTCTCCGTTGGTTGGTGGACTGTCTGTCCCGACACGTTCACAACGCCTGACGGCCATGTCATACCGCGCGGCGCTGTGATTCGGTACAGAGAGTGGTATGGCGTTGCCAAAGACCCCAACGGAGAGGTGAAGCCAGACGTTGGCTTGAAGCTGACGGCCGAGGAGGTTGCGGATGGCATAAGGTCTCGCGACGAGGACGACACGATCGCTTACAGCGTCATCGACCCGGCTGCATTCAGCCAAGATGGAGGGCCGTCGATCGTGGAGCGCATGAAAATTAACTTCAGACGCGCCGACAATAAGCGCGCAGGCAGGCGCGGCGCTATAGGCGGTTGGGATCAGATGCGCGCCAGAATGGTGGGCGAAGACCTGGGCGACCCGCATGGGCAACTACCTATGATGTTTGTGTTTAGCACCTGTATCGACTTCATCAGGACGGTGCCAGCACTGCAACACGATAGCTCGCGCCCGGAAGACCTCGACACCAGCGCGGAAGACCACGCGGCAGACGAGGCGCGGTATGGTTTAATGAGCAGGCCATACGTTCCCAAGTCCGACGCCCCTGTCCTCAATCCAACTCTAAGCATCGGCGGCACCTCGACCATGACGATGAATGACCTAATTGACTTGGTAGGCAAGCGACGGCACCAATACGACTAGGTTGCAATTGTGTCACTATTGACATATAGGGTATTATGAAAAACATGTAGCGGCATTATTGCCGATTTGACCGGGAAACCCACAAAAAGGGCGACTATGCAGGATAATTCATACCAAGCCGAAGAAGGCACCCTGGTCACGCCAGAGGACGCTGGCAAGGGCGCGCCCGGTGTTGTTGCGCGGTGGATCGCGGAGCTTGATCTTAGCGACAAGGTTGAAGCAAGCTGGCGATCACGCGCGAAGGATGTAGCGGACCGATACCGCGACGAGAAGTCCAAGTCGAGCCAAGGCGGGCGCTATGCGGGCGCGAACCGCTATAATATCCTTTACAGCAACATCCAGACTATCTGCCCCGCGCTGTATAATCAGTCCCCCAAGCCTGACGTGCGGCGGCGCTACCGTGACGCTGACCCTGTCGGCAAGGTTATTTCTGACGTTCTGGAACGCGCGTTGTCCTACACGATGGACGAATGCAACTTCGACCGCTACATGCGTATGGCAGTCAAGGATCAGCAATTATGCGGGCGCGGCGTCACAAGGGTGCGCTATGACCCGGTGTTCGCGGAGGAGCCCGACGACGAAGGCGGCATGTACGATGACCTCAAAGGCGAAGAGGTCAAGTTTGAGCATATCAATTGGGCTGATTTCCGCCACGGTCCCGGTCGCATCTGGGAGGAGGTTGAGTGGGTTGCTTTCCGCCATTTGATGACGCGCGACGACTTGCGTTCCAAGTTTGGTGACAAGATTGGCGACGAGGTTACGCTGGATTACTCACCAATTGGGATGGAAGACAAGGACGGCGACGAGGTCGCGGATACGTTTAAACGCGCTACGGTCTGGGAAATATGGTCACACCGCGACAAGGAAGTGGTGTTTATCTCCAAAAGTTTGAAAGAACGCCCTCTAAAGGTCGATCCTGACCCGTTGCAACTAGCCAACTTCTTCCCGACGCCGCGTCCCATCTACTCGACTGAGAACACCGACAGCCTCGTTCCCGTCGAGCCATTCCGGTTTTACAAGGACCAAGCCGACGAACTGGACAACATCACACGTCGCATCAGCGGCATTATTGCAGCCTGTAAGGTTCGCGGCATTTACGACAGCACCATCACAGAGATGTCGAACCTGATGGACGCCGGGGAGAACATAATGATCCCGGCGCAGGATGTGTTGCCTTTGATGCAGTCTGGTGGCCTTGGCAACGCCATCTGGATGTGGCCGATTGAGAAGATTGCCGGTGTCCTGGGCGATCTGTACAACCAGCGCGAGCAAATAAAGAAGACAATCTATGAAATAACCGGCATCGCTGACATTATGCGCGGTTCGTCGTCGTCTTCGGAGACTCTAGGGGCGCAGCAGCTTAAAGTGCAGTTTGGCACCATGCGTCTGGACGACATGAGCCGAGATGTCCAACGCTATGCCCGTGATTTGATCCGCATTGCGGCGGAGATTATTTCAGAGCAATTTCAGCCCGACAGCATTGCCATGATGACTGATGTGAAGCTGCCAAGCCCTGAAGAGAAAATGCAGGCGCAGCAGCAAGCTCAGATGATGGCGCAACAGCAGCAACCCATCCCAGAAGCTCTCCAAGAGATACTTGACAAGCCAACCTGGGATGAGTGCCTGCAAGTATTGCGTGATGATAAGCAACGCTCATATCGTGTAGACATTGAGACGGACGCGACTGTTTCCGGCGATCAATCGTCGGATCAGAAAGCTATGACGGAACTGTTGCAGGGTGTTTCCACATTTATCAGCAACGCTGGCCCTGCCGTCGCCTCCGGTTATTTGCCACTGGAAGCTGCGAAAGCCATGCTAATGTCGGCAGTGCGTCGATTTAAGATGGGCCGCGAGGTCGAAGACGCTCTGGACATGATCGGAGAAGATCAACAAGGTTCTGGCGGTGGAGATGCTTCGGCGCAACAGGCCCAACAAGCGGAACAACAGGCCGCACAGCAAGAACAAGCCGCTGCCGCGCAAGAGGCGCAGATGAAAATGCAGATGGATCAGCAGAACGCCGCGCTTAAAGCACAAGAGGTTCAGCAGAAGGCAGAGCTTGAGCAAGCCAAGATGCAGTTGGAATCATCTTCCAAGCAAGCCGACATGATGATGGCTGAGAAGGAAATCGCGCTAAAGGAGCGCGAGATGTCCTTGAAAGAATACGAGGCGCAGAAGCCAGAGCCAGATCCAGGCATGAAAATACAGGCCGACATGCAGATGGCGCGTGATCGCATGGAGTTTGATGCAAGCGAGGCCGACAAACAGCGTCAGGTTGATCTGGCGAAGACCATCATGGCTGAATTCAGTGGCCCAGAGGGCAGCTTAACTGATCCAGAGCAGGCCCTGAACCGTGCTGCGGAGATAATGTCCCGCATAGATGCTGTTCTATCTGCCACGCGGATGGTTGGCGACGTTCCTTTGGCTGAAACCACAATCATGGTTGCAGAAGGCGAAGAACCAACAGTGTTGATGTAGGGTGTGATGATGAACGGTTATAAAGACA